GTGACGTAGAGAGGGGATAGGGCTACAATAAGCAGTAATACAAGCACACTTGAAAAAGATAGTGCTTTTAAAATTGCAAATTTAATCATTTTTCTATGCTAAATCGGATCTGTCAGATTTTGAGTATCATCTCATTCATAATGGTAGCTTCCATGAGTGGTGGAGCGTACTTAGGTTACAAGTATGTAACTTCAGAACAGTTTAAATCAAAAGTTATGAATGAAATTCTTGATAATGTTCAAGGCATGATGCCAAAAGTATTAGATAACGCTTTACCAAGTCAAACAGGTCAATCAATGCCAATTATCAAATGAAATGTTACTGGTGCGATACAGAGCTAATCATAGGTGGAGACATTGATATTGAAGAGGATATGAGTGGCTATCCTGAGTTTTCTGTGATGACTAACTTGTCTTGTCCTAAATGTTTTTCGGAAGTAGAAATATTGAAAAAAAGAGATGCCTTCGATTGAAATACCTGACATAAATATTCCTGAGATATACGTTCCAAATGTTCCAGAGCCTTATAATCCGCATTATTTACAGATAGCAAAGCCACCAGAGATAGATGTTCCTGGTTGTACTTATCAACATCGAGATATAAAAAATACTGGTAATCGTAATTTATTATTAGAAGATCCTAATGGAGTGTTTACTACTTGTGATATACCATTTCCTAGTTTCATACCGCTTGATTATTCTCCTGAGAATCTCGTCATTACAGAAGAAGCACCTATTAATAATGAACCACCGCCCTTACCAGAAACAGAACAGCCAGATATTCCTCCATTACCTGACCCTCCCCCACCAGACTTTCCTCCCTGTCCTGGAAAAAATGACCAAAGAGTAGGAGATTTTCGTAACGATAAAAAGCTAGAACGTGTTATCGGACACGAAAGAGGGCAAGATGGTAGTGAGTGCATAACTCTTTATGAAGCAGTTGAGTGGAAAGAACAATACATTCCGTCTGCTCCACAGTTTGTTGGGGTTTTTAGCCTTGCTTTGGTTGGTGCTTCTGCACCATTGGTACTTCAGCTTGTACGGCCAATAGTTAAACAGGTCGTAACAAAGTTGACCAAGAAGAAAAAAGATGTAAAATAATTAATACAAGGAGAGTACGGCATATTTGGAAGCACTTCGTCTGCCACGAATCACTGCCTTTCTATTATCCCTTGTACTAAACATAAGAATTTCAATTCTTAGTGGCTAGTCCTCCGACTTGATCGGGTAATAGTCTTAAACTCTACCTTCTGATAATTATTGTCGGAGATTAATTATCGGCAGAAAGATGAGGCGAAGAATTGTTTTTCTTTGTTTGAGCAGACAAGTGAACACCCGTAGCTTGTCTTTAGCAACCAGACCCATTATCAAACCGTTAAATCGGTCACTGCTCTGTTGGAGCGTCAGTTGCTCTTAATTTTGTGAGTATGTGGGATAACTTGGTTTGGTGGAATGTTGACAACAATATCTTCACAGGTAATAGCACTAGGAGTATTAGGTTTGAAGGTTACACCTAGTTTTGCCTGTTTTGCACACATCTCTAAACGATAAAGGCTAATCTCCATTTTAGTTTTCTTTATCAATAATTTTTGAGCTTGTATATTTACTTGGGTCGCTTCATGGCAAAGGGCTGGTGACTTTCCCAATGGAATATTTATTTGGGCAGAAATTCCATAATTAAAGTTAAAATTTTCCTTTTCAAATCTAGGAGTTTCTTGCACATATTTTATCGCTCCAGTAGTTTCATCATAAATATTTTGTCTGGTAACAGTTTCTCGAGGTAATGAAAATGTATGAGCATCTGTTACATAAGGAGTAATTGTAAGACTAGGAGAAGCACAGACAATACCTTGACTCATTTTGAAAGAAGGCATAGCTGATGGAGTTATCATCGTTGCATTATTATTTACAACACCTTGAGCGTTTGAGCTAGGACTTGCAACTGTTGTATTAGCCAAAACCCTTGCAGGGCAAAGGATTAAAGCTATTGCCCAAATGTAGTTGTAGTTTCTGTTGTTGTACTTGAATTTATTGTTCTTGTTATCGTGGTTACTGTGTCTAATCCTGGAGTAATTAAGGTTTCTTGGAGCGAAAAGGCTGCTCCACCATTTGTTATTTTCCATCTTGGTACAGCATCTAAGTTTGGCGAAGTCCAACTAAAATTTACTCCTCCAACTGTCTGTTCTGTAAGAGTGGTAGCTGTAGGATTGATATATCCATTGAGATCGGAACTTTCAATATTATGCCCTGACGCAGAATAGGAATATCCTGTCCGATATTGATGACTCGTGATGGTTTCATTTATTACTGATTCAGAAGTGCTTGAAGTTTGGCTCGTACCCGAACGAAATTGTGGAACGACAGGCACAGCAAGGGTTCTTATAGGTAATAATAGTAAAACTAACCAGTAAAGTCTAGTCAATCGTAATAGTAACTTTAGTAGATCCTATGCAACTTGTACCTGATCCACCAGCAGTACAGGTATGAACTCCGCTAGATAGTGAAGTTAATGCAAGCGATCCAGCAGTACCGCCTGATCCAACAGTAGTTTGTCCACTTAATACTGGCAAAGCTGCTATACCACTGGAAGGGGTGACGGTAGATGGTGTAGCGTCACCCATAATTACCGATTCTGTTTTACTAAAAGCTGACCCTGCATTTGTTACTGTGGTGTCTGTTTGGATCATCGCTGGAACGCCATTAGTTAACGATCCAACATTGATCCCACCAATTTTTCCTGATGTTGTTGTATCTCCTATAGTTACAGATGGTGTAATATTATTTCCGCTTAATGAATATGTAGTTCCTACCTTATTCGTAACAACGTATGGCATATCTACAGTAATTTGGGCAGATGTTACAAACTCTTGTTTTATATCAGCAAAAGCAGCCGATGGTAAGAATAAGAGTAAAGCAAACAGTTTTTTCATTTGATTCCTACTTTGTTTTTACTATTATCTACTATTTTAGGGTTATTACTGTTATTTGTGCCACTTTTCTTGTTTCCTACGGAAATGCCGTACGAACCTAGCACCCCACTTACGAGTCCAGCCGTGAACGCTCCATCAATCCTTACCTTACCCATGTACCCCAAAGTCATCATTGATAAACTCCAAGTCAAAATAAGAAATCGGATAGCGTGACCAAAGAGTTCACCCCATTCGATGCCTTCTTTTTCCTCTTTCTCTTCAGCCATAAAAGTAAAGATTCTTGTCTAATACTAGCAAAAGAGCTATGTTTGGGAAGTAACACATAAAAACGATGGTAAAAATTCTAAAACCTATTCTTCTAGTCTTTATAAAATCTAAAGCAATGAAGAGATTGATAGTGGATCTGTTAAAGGCTATAGCCAAACAAACAGATAACACGATTGACGATCAAGCAGTTGCTTTTATTGAGGCCAGAATGTTTCCAGGCTCTACCACCTCTCTTCAATGATATGAAAGATGACGGCTTTATGAAAATGATTCATACGGAACTACCTCCCGAAGCAGAACTAGCAATAGAACTTCGATGTAGAGAAATATGGGCCTGTGATGATGTGGATAGAATAAAAGCTTTTTGTATAGATATGATGAAAAATCATGCCAGGGCTGAAACAGTATTGTCTAAAGCAATGATGAGAGTAATAGAACTGGAAGCAACATTAGCTGTAATGAAAACACCAACAAGAAAAACTACAGGAATATACAAAGTCAGATGGTGGATAGAGCAACTTCATATGCACTGGAAGTATAGAAAAATAATAAAGAAACGTCACTCACGAGAAGCATAACGAGCCTGTATATCAGGCACTATCATTTCTGGATATTGGATCGTAAACCATTTGTGTCCACACTCATAACAAAACCTTCTACGAATTGTTATAAATTTTGAATTTCGCTCAGAACGAATCACCTTTTGATCGCTGTACATCTTACAGCCTGGGCACTCGACCCATGTTATTCTTTTCATTTTTTACTTAGCAGTAGATTTTAAATCGTCAAAAATATCTTCTATTGATATTGCTCTTTCATTTAGTTTTTCCATTCTACTTTCAGCTTCCTCAAGTTCAGCTAACATTCTGTCCATTTTCTGATCCTCGTGAGCCTGTTCATAGATAGGTTCTAAATAAATATCAATGGCAGTTCTAACCAGGTGGGATATAGATTTACCTGGCCCACTAAGGTTTTCTAATGCCTTATGTTGAGATGTTCTAAGCTGAACTGTAGTTCGTATCAGCTTATCTTTTTCAAATAGTGATGATCGTTTAGTGGTCATGTTTTTTAGTGTAGTATAGTAGACTGAGGACTTACAGATCAGGTTAGCTTATTCAGTGGGTCATTAACTCAGGGGAAATTTAGAAAACCCCTTAGACCCCCCACTAAATCTTCGATGAGAACTTGTAATATCATTTGTAAAATTGTGTCGATGGAGTATGAGGGTCATGGCTCCCAAGATTACAAAAAAGCAGCGTAACCACCTGGGAGATATTACAGGTGGATCTTGCCTCAGACATTAGGAAAATTCTTTGTCTGTTATATCGAACCAACGAAACATATCTATGCAGCCATAAATACAATCTATTGGATCTTTTTGTTTATAACAGAATGTCCTTTTAAGGTCAGGATCATAATGGATCTGACCTATGTAAGGAGATTTTGGAAAATCAATTCCAAGCGATGAACGAAAATAAAGCATTAGCAAGCGTACTCTCTATTATCCGCAATGGCTTGAGCACGATCTTCTTCCCATTCCTTGTCAGTAGGTTCTCTATAATCTCCTAAATGACAACCATCGGTATCAAGAAAATCATGGTAAGACATTTTATCTGCCTCTTCTTCGGGAATCTTTATACCGATTAGACCTTTAGTGTCTCTATCTTCTGGTTTGTAATCTTTATGATCGTAATACCAGGAAACTCTTTTGACTTCTTCTGGATAATCGTCAGTTCCGCTATAAATAGTAGGCATCATTCTATCAAGAGCGTCATCGTAAGAGTGTGCTTCTATTTCAAATGTTTCATACAAAATTGTTTCAGTAGCAATCTTGTAAAGTTTTTTTGGTTCTTCTTTAGTGGTCATAATAAATGTGAACTTCCTTAGAAGTATAACAACAAAGTGCCACCACTATGTCATCTGTTACGAAACTTTAACTTTCAGAATTAGCTTTTCTTCCATCTATTCTTCTTTGTACTGATTCTCTCCATAACAACTCATCTTTTGCTTCAGCTATTTTGTATTCTGCACTAGAAAATTCACGCTCTAATTGACTATATGCAGCCTTTCTAACCCAGGCTGTACCTTTCATTCCTTTCTTTTCTGCTGCCTTTTCTATAAGTTTTGATCTATGCGGATCTATCAAAACTTGGTAATAATTTTTGTTTCCGTGTTTCAGTGCCATTAAATAACTCTCTCTTGTACTACTTTACCACCAAAAAGGCAAATCGGCTTTATCAAGTCTAGA